TTGCTGGAGCTCCGTCAATCTTTGCTGAAATGTTACTCTCAGCGATAAACCAATCTAATACAGATAGATCACCAGTTAGGATGCTATCTTCGGGGTGTTCGATGTGAGTGTTTTTCATACTTATAGTATGGCATAAAAAAACCCCTTTTGCAAGGGGTTGTGTGACAGTTACTTAACTGGTTGTGCCAGTTTCAAGAGTTCTTTAACTCCTGCCTCTAAGTATAAAATAGGGAGCAAGATTAAAGATAAACCATCACGAGGATAATCATTTAGCAATGACTTAACACTTTTAGTCTCAACTTTAGCCTCTTCGTTAACATCATCCACTTGAATTTTTGCGGGTGATGTATTTATTTTAGAAGCAGACTTTCTACGAGTTGTTGATACTTTTTTGCGAGGTGTGGTTGCCTTGCGTGTACGTGTCTTGCGTGTAGAAGTTGCTGCTGTCAAATTAGTCAATTTATTTGGACTCCTTCATTCTACATCATTAAAGGCACTCGTCAATCCATTGTGTACCACCTTGTTATCTGGCACACGCTGTTGAATTAGATCATTATACTCTTCATGCAACTCACATCCAATATAATGCCTACCCAAATCCCTTGCTACCATTGCAGTTGTGCCACTTCCTATGAACGGATCTAATACAATATCATTCTCCTCACTACCAGCTAATATGCAAGGTGTTATTAACTCAGGTGGAAATACTGCAAAATGTGAACCTTTATAAGGTTTTTTATTGATATTCCATACACTTCTCTTACGTCTTGTTGGTTCTTTGATAACATCTACATCAAAATAATAGTTCTGACTCTTACTCAATAAGAACATATATTCATGGGATTTAGTACACCTATCACGCACACTTTCAGGCATTGGATTAGGTTTATTCCATATAATATCTTGTCTTAAGTACCACCCATCAGCCCTTAATGCAAACGCTAACATCCACGGAATACCAATTAAATCTTTCTCTTTTAGTCCCTCTAATTTATTACCACGCCTCGCACATTTGTCTGGTAAATCTTGTTTAGTAGCAGACACAGTTTGTTTTACTAATGCCTGCCCTTTTCCTGGTCTATAGTTATAGTAACTATCACCAATATTCACCCATAATGTACCATCATCACTCAAACAGTTTCTAACACTGCGGAATATATTCACGAGGTTATTAATATATTCTTCTGGTGTATCTTCTAATCCTATTTGTTTACCTTCATCACCATAGTTTCTTAAACCATAATAAGGTGGGGATGTAACGCACATCCTCACCTTTTCATCAATTTGTGATAGTGTCTCACGACAATCACCAAATAAAATAGTATCTTTCATCAATAATCTTTTGGCCTACCATCTTGTGATTTGTACATATCAAGAGATGCTTGATCTCTTCTATTCTTTACATATTCTAACTCATGCCAACAATTTTCCACGCATAATAATAATGTATGAATCATTTTATGCCTCATTGGTTTACCACTTGTATATACGCAATTTGGTTTTGGTTTAACACCAGTTTCAATAGTAATATACCTTGAAACTGTGTTCCATCCTTGCTTTATACGTTTTTCATTATCAACTGGATCACCCTTAAAATATACCCACCCCTCTTCCCAATCACCATTTGGTCTTTTCCAAATAACATAATCGTCTACTTGGGGTTCATACATTATGCTCTATTTTGTTCTAATGTTTGTAATCCATCATCGGGGTGAGTAGAAGGAACTGCTCTTAATCTATTCGGAGCTATACCATCATCAATATAAACATTCAACCAACGATCACACTCTTCTTTGGTTAAACGATCTGATTGAGGGTCAATACTTGTCCATCCATTTGTAGATAATTCTTGAACCTTCCAAAGTTTTTCTTGAGTCATTAGATAATAATCTCCAGCACTAAGTATATATTAAAATACCCTATCAGTATAACCGATAGGGTACTATTTGTCAAATAAGGAATTCAGCGATGTAATAATCAACAGTGATTTCTAACTTAGCTGCTTCCTTTTCACATTCACTGATAAACTTTTCAATCATTTCATCAGTTTGGTTTAAAAAATCTTCTTTCACGAAAGCACCTCCAATCCAGATTTGTTGAATGTTTTGCCTAACATTGGAACATAAAGTTCGCCATCATCTTTTAGCATGTAAAGCATTTTGTTAAACCACTCGTTGTTTACACGATGCTGTTCTCTTGTCAATCCTTTGATGTAAGATTGACTCCACCTACCCCTGTATGCCATAATGAAGAAGTTTTAACATTTATATAATGCCATATTCACGAGGGAAAGTCAACTGACAGTGGACAGTTCCCGAAGTGCCACCATCTTTGTAAATAATCCTTCCATATTATAATATAACTGATAATTTTCTGTTGTTACATAATGGCCTTTGATGTCACTACCATCACAGTGCCAGCCATACGCTTTAACCCTCTCCTCAACACCATCTATCCTCATTTTCTTACTACCATCGAGGTAAGAATGGTATCGCTCGTCTAGGTTAATCATAGTTTTAGAAGGAATGTGTTGAGATTATAACATAATATATGTAATATATCTAGGACTTTAATAATGTCTTTACAGTTTTGTAATACTATTTAATAAAACCTTTCATAGTCATCACTAACTTGAACCTCTATAGTATCAAAGATTCTATTTAATGATCTAGCAAATATTCTATAACCTGATCCAACATATAATTGGCCTGCTACTACAGAAAATGTTGCAATGCCCCAGAATAGATAATAAAATCTGGATTTCACTTGATTTCTCACCTTATCTTTAGTTAACATAATTAATCCTCAATAAATTTTCTAGGGTTGTGCATGTTTTTAGCCATCTCAATAACCTGCTCTCGAATCTGCATCAAATCATCATAACATTGTTGATTGTACGCACAACTCCTCAAATGAGTATCAGGTTTCATTAACGACTCAAGAAAGATGGCATGAGCAGCATCCCATCTCTCAAAAGGAGTTAACTTTTGGTCTAATGTCTTTTGATCTTTCATTTAATGATCTCCCAATCTTTGTCATCACTCTCCATGATCGAAAATAGATAACGACCTGAAATAGATGATAGAAATACTCTACCATCCTTACGTTTATCTATGCGACATGAATGTAACCTATCCATTTTATTCACGAAGCGAGAATTAGCCTCTTTGGATTTAGGTTTGACGTAGAGAAATTCAGATTTCATTGAAAGGTTTGTATTAACGAAAGTATAACATAAAAAAAGGGGGAAGTAAATCCCCCTTGTGACAGTTTTAATCTGGTGGGTAATTGTCAGACTGTTTAGTATTTAAGTCACTGGAAGTTAAAACCAACTCGTTAGTAGAATCGTTTTCACCACCTTTACCAACAGGAATCATGTGATGTACCACCCTTTCATTAAATGAAACTAGATTTTTAGTTGGCCACCTATCTAAATCATCATTCTTATGCTGTGCTTGTGCTTGCATCATTTGCACTGTAGTGATGTTACGGGCATCATTGTTAGCAAGAATTGCTCCACTTTTCTTACAATCTTCCAATATTACATTGAAATGTTTTGTAAATAACTTTTCCCTTTCATCCAAATCAACCGCAGTTGCCCCAGTATGATACTGATAGAATGAATGAGTTTTAGAATCCTTTGCTCTTCTAGGCAACAGGATTTTCTCACCATCTACATCCAGTATAAAATCACCAGTTTTATCATCTACCTTATATCTTGGTTCAAAATTTTCATCAGCAGCATGTAATTCTACTAATTTATTAAGCAGACTGCTTAAGAAGACAGATGGTTTTTTAATCTGGTTTAATTTTTTGATATTATAAGATAATGATTTAGTATTTTTACCCTTATCAAGTAATCTCGCTATTGATTGAAATACATGTCTAAAAATTTCTTTACTGATTAATTTACCATATAAAGATTTAGGCATATACTTAGCAATCCACAACGATACATCATTAACAAAATCAATCTGTTTATTAATGTCATCATCTTTAGTTCCATAAAGAACATCTAATTGATTTTCAGATCCGCATGATCCATTTCTTAAATAATGGAGAAACTCTGCTAAAAATCTCACATCACCTTTTTTCTCTAAATCATATTTTTCACCTGAAAATATTTTAGGTAACTTTTTAAAGAATTGAACAACTGTAGGATGAGAAACAGTGGTGTTAATTGATAGAGATACTGCGGTAAAATCAGTAGACCTCTTTTCATTTTGAGTCATCATTTCGGACTCATTCAAACTAATAATCTGATCCCTAATGGCTCTTATATCACCCGAAACAACCCTTTGAATAATAACTGGTATGTTCAATATATCTTTTTGAAGTTGACTTTGGCAATCATTTTCCTCATCATATAATGAATCAAAAGTAACATCCCTTAGTTCTTCAACAAAAGGAAGTTGATTTTCATCTTGAGATAAGATTTTTATATTTGCCATCATCTTTTTAAAAAGAAAAGGAACAATAGCAAATGCTAACCTATTTTGGCCATCAAGAATGATGTATTTAGCACCATTTTTCTTTTTATTCTCTAACCACTCAATCATTTCAGACCATAGTTTTTGTAACTTAGGTTCTTGTCTCTTTTTTAACTGTAAATTATCTAGTACTATATCTATTCCACAAATTAAAAATCCTTGTACGCACCCATCTGTTCCCATTAAAGAACTTAGATATTCTAATGCTTTTTTTCCTCTTCTAGACTTCCATTTTTTTTCTTGTTGCAACCTTTGCAACCACTTATTATATGAAATTAATTCTTGATTTACCCAAAGTGTAGCAATATGCTCTAGTGTAGATTCACTTGTTACTACTTGGACATGGCGGTACAAAGTTGCACCTGAATACGCAAACGGCATAAAATCCTCCTTTGAAATTGACTTAGTAAAGTTTGTTTCGTTTAAAGTCAACTAATTGATCGTAACCAATTTCATTGACTGATATTAACAAGTATAACTTAATTAGTTTTACTTGTCAAGTATGTATTATATTTAGCATATAACACATCTTCCATACGCTGTGCCTCTAGTTCCCATGGCTGGTCACTATAGTCCGTCTGAGAGTGATCTATGCCCTTCCAGAGGCGTTGATTACGCTTATCCCTTAAATCACCACGCACATGCTGTAATATGTGCCAGAGTTCATGTAGAAGGGTTTTGGTATACTCTTCTACTGACAAGCGATTGTGGATCTCGATCTCAAATTCACGAGGTCTAGAATCAGAATCAGTAGACCACTGCCAACCAAATACACCTTCCCTGAGTAGGCCCTTATGGTCTACATTCACGAAGATCTTATGGCGTGGGAGATACTTATCCACGAACCAAGTCACGATGCTCTCACACCTGTTCGTGGAATATTTGTAACCTGAGTGACTAAGAAAGAGCATTGTTAATCACCAGTTGAGAAACACGCACACCCCAATTCATAAGAATCATAAAGGATGTGATGAAAATCAATTTTTCAGATCCAGTGAGTTGCATAATAATCCACGAACATAGGTATTATAAAACCCCTCACCATTTCTGGCAAGGGGTTGTGTGACAGTTGTTCAAGTGGAGTAATTATGTATCATATAGCTGCTTACCTGAAATTGCAAGACCACCTTGACTAGCTGCAGCTACATTGTAGAAAGAAGCATTTCCTATCAGAGTTGGTGATGAGCGTCGCCAGTCACCATAGGGTGAGAGAGGCGGAATATTATTGGCTCCTGCTGTACCATTATTTTCCTGTAGTCCACCAAGAAACCATAATGTTCCATCAGTTTTAGTCCAGAAAGTACCACCCTTGAATTGCATCCCATAACTCGTAGAATTCCACGTAGTATCAGTTCCTACTTGAGTTGGTGATGACATAGAATTTTTACTACTAGGACTAGTTCTAGCAGTATTAAGTCCTAAGTTTCCATAAGTATTACCTCCCCATGACCATAATGTTCCATCTGTTTTGGTTCCATGAGAACTTCTATTTCCTTGGTCATTATTCATATGAATTGATCGCCAATTAGTATTAGTTCCTACTTGTCTTGGTGATGACCATGAACTTGGGTTTTCATTCATTCCTAAACACCCATCACTATGATATCCCCATGACCATAATGTTCCATTTGCTTTAATTGCCATAGTACCTGTATTACCAACTGCAAAGGAGTTAAATCCTGTTGCCCACGTACCAGGTATTTGAGTTGGTGATGAATATGGTGAAGTATTATTAAGTCCTAATCTCGATGAATTATATCCCCATGACCAAAGTGATCCATCGGTTTTAACTGCTAATGTAGTATTCTTATGACCTGTCTTACACGCAACCCAATTAGTTCCAGGAATTTGAACTGGTGATGAATAGAAGATATTGCTAGTATTAGTTCCTTGATTTATTCCCAATCCTCCACTCACATTACTTCCCCACTTCCACAATGTTCCGTCTGTTTTGACTCCCCACCTTCCTGTAGTCCATGCACCCGCAAACTCCCAATCAGTGCCAGTTCCTAGTTGAGTAGGTGATGATACATTAGTAGGTTCTGGTGTATTAAGTCCTAATGCTCCAGATTGATTAGTTCCCCATACCCAGTGGGTTCCATCATATTTAATACCACAAGCACTATTAGCGGAAGCGTATACTCGCTTCCATGTAGAATCAGTTCCTACTTGAGTTGGTGATGAACGCCTTCCAGCTGGAAATACATTATTAAATCCACTGAATCCTCTACTATTACTTCCCCATGCATATAATTCTCCCGATCCACTGGCTGCACCAGTAAACATTAAAGAGGCAACACCACCACCCATTCCAGTTAAACCTAGAAAGGGTGCTTCTTTCAGTGGTGCTTCTTTAACTTTCCAAAAACTATCCATTGTTTAATCCTCCTTAATCAAAGTTAGTATAGTTTCCAAGCACCTTGTAGGTGTTTGCAGCAGTTTTTATAATCGTAAAGGCATTTACATCCAGACCCCCATCTCCACCAGCAGCAGGAGTTGTTGCTCCTGCCCACTCTACAGTGTGAGCACTACCATCAATATTGAATTGGTTAATGTAACTAGCAGCCGCTGCAGTAGTTATAAGAGTTACAGTACAAACATTACCAGTATCCATAGCACTGTTTAAAGTGGTGCTACTGTTAATTCTTAGGTTTGGTATTGCTGTCCCTGTTTCTTGAGTAGAGAAGTAATGAACCATACCATTCTCAAGATCAATATTAAGATTATCACTCAACTTACCAGCAGTTATCTTTACATTTTCATCGAATAAACCATTACTAAATTGGAATCCACCAGTTGATGTAATGCGAAGTCTTTCTACAGTTGCTGCATTAAAAGGATCATTAGATGCAGCAGCACTTGTTGTTTTAAATACTAAATGTGCTCCTTCATCATCCCCATCACCAAGTGCATACATATTTGCAACAGAATGACCATCCAATGCAGTCCAGTTGATTGCACCAATAGCACCAGTTGTATTTGTATTTGTTCTCTTTAATTCTAATCTTGCTGAAGCACTAATACCAGCAACAGTAACTTTACCTCCTGGTAAATCAGTTCCTATACCAACTGATCCTGCTGATGAGATGCGAACTCTTTCACTACCTCCTGCTTGAAATGCCATATTAGAAGGTGCAGCCACAGTTCCTGCAGTCACAATACCTGCATTTCCTGCATCTATACCAGTATTATTAATCGTTACTCCACTACCAATAGTAGCAGCAGTACCAACAATCTTACCTGTGACTATAACACCACCACCTTGATCATCCGTAGCAGTTTCAAGACGTTTTACATTATTTTCATATAATTCAACTGAGGAGTTATTAGATGCAAGGAGCATCGTTTCACCATTGGTACTGTTCCATAAACGAATACCAGTTCCGTTAGATTGCAAACTTAACTCACCTGTACCTGCATCACTTACTATCGAATTAGTCCCATTATGGAATATTTCTAAATCTCCCGAATCACCAAATTTAGCTTTTACACTATCTGCTAATGATAATCCAGCACCACAAGTAGTAACACCCAAAGAACGTAAACCTGTAGCCGTAATAAAACCAGCAACACTAACACCTGTATTGATACCTAGTGCTGCTTTATCAGCATCATAAAGAATATTTACATGTGTTTGTCCATAGATGATAGCACCTGCACCATCTTGAGATGCTGCTGTTGGAGCATTGGTTGAGCCAATACCAATAGTCTTGTCCTGAACATTAAGTTCATTAGTATTAATAATAGTTTCAGTTCCCTGAACTGTGAGGTTACCAGGAATTGTGACTGTATTACCTGAGCCACCAATTGTAAAATCTTCTGATTTAAGAGAAGATGATCCTACACTATCATCCGCAACAGTATTAAGTGCAAGTGCTGTTCCTAAAAGAACACCGAAGAATGTTAGACCAGAAGTAGGAGCAGTAGTAAAAGTGAGTGTTGAACCAGAAACAGTGTAGTCTTGACCAGCATTTTGCATCACACCACCAACACTGATGATGAGTTGTTGAACATTTGCAGGTTCTACGTTAACAGCCGCTACTTTTAACGTGAAGGTTGTATCTGAACCATCAAAATCACTTGAAATATCATCAATCTCTCTAATATTAGCAACAGTCGAAGGATCAAAACTTCTCCATACTGTACCATTGTACTGAAAAGTAAACCCAGAGGTCGCATCTGTAAAGGTATCACCTGACGAAGGGGAATCTGGAAAATTAATAGCCATTCTTCACTACTACACTACTTTTTATGTATTTATATCAGCTTGCATTTAACTTATCCTGCCTTCTGGAAACCCATTCCCATATTTTGTACAGCATAAATTATTTCCCAAGAAGTACCAGGTATTTGAGTTGGTGATGAAAGTTTTGTATTAGCTGGTTGATTGTGTCCTAATGCCATTTTATCATTAAATCCCCAAGACCAAGCAGTTCCATCAGTTTTAGTTGCAAAACAAACCTCATCACAACCTACAACAGTACTCCAAGTAGTCTCCGATCCCACTTGTTTAGGTGATGAATATTCTGTTGTATTATTTTGTCCCATTTGTCCATTACCATTATTTCCACATGACCATAATGTTCCATTTGTTTTAATTCCAAAAAATCCTTTATGGCAACCACCAGATGATTGACTCCAACTACCAGGAATTTGAACTGGTGATGAATATCTTGTGGTATTACTTTGTCCTAATGCTCCAGTTTGATTCTCTCCCCATACCCATAATGTACCATCTGTTTTGATACATCCCATAGAATATGATCCACTATGTTGAAGTTTCAACCAATCAGTATCAGTTCCTACTTGAGTAGGTGATGATCGCTTTGTTGTATTAGGTATATTTTGTCCTAATTGTCCATTACCATTATTTCCCCATGACCATAGTGTTCCATCTGCTTTAACACCTGCTGTATAATAATTGTAACCACAAATAGAAAGTTCACTCGTACTCCAAGTACCAGGAATTTGAGTTGGTGAAGAAACATCATCTCTATGATTAAGTCCTAATGGGCCACTATAACTGTTACTTCCCCATGCCCATAATGTTCCATCAGTTTTAGTTGCTAACATATTATTCTCACCAGCACCTGTAGATCTATTCCAAGTAGTGCCAGGTATTTGAGTTGGTGATGATCTACTATTTCTATCATTGTGTCCTAAGTTTCCGCCAGCACCGTATCCCCATGACCATAATGTTCCATCAGTTTTAGTTGCACTGGCAAAGAGCATACCATTTCTAGTATAACCAAACTGACCATATTTCCAATTAGTATTAGTTCCTACTTGAGTAGGTGATGATTTCATATTTGATTGTTCATCATCGTTTCCTCCTAATTGTCCATGATTATTACCTCCCCATGTAAACATACTAAATGTTTGAGGATCAACTCTCACTATTTCTTTTCCATACCATTTCTCACCCATAGTACGAGTGACTAATAAGAATACTTGTGCATCAGTGCTTCTAGGGTTGTCATTAATTAAAGTAGGTTCCGATCCACCACTCCAACCAATACTCACAGGCCATGTGATGGTTCTTGCGGTGGTATTATCATCCTTTGTTCTTATGAAATATACATTTCCATTTGATGTATTAGCAAATGATACTGTGGTATCCGCACTTTGAGTTGCAAATATTAAATTACCATTACTTAAATCTATTGTGGTAGCAGCAGATGTAATTCCAACCGATTGTTGTGATACAGGGCCTGAAGATACTCCCTCTAAATTACTACCATCTCCATGAAAATAGGTAGCAGTAATAACTCCTGCCCTTACCTGTGAGGTTCCTGCTCCTGTCCACCCACCATTATAATTGACTCCTAATCCACCTGATGTTCCTGTTGCATTACCAGTTACGTTTCCTGTGACATTCCCAGCTATAGTACCAGTGACATTTCCTGTAACATTACCTACTACATTACCTGTTACATTACCTGTGATTGGGCCTGATAATGATGTGGCAGTTACAAGTCCCACAGTGATTGCAGGTTGACTTGTTAGATCTGTAACTGAACCAGTGAGATTACCAACAAATGATGATGCAGTCGTGACTCCAGCAGATATATCAGGTGCAGAATCAGCAAGTCTTTGTATATTTCCTGTGAGATTACCTACAAAAGATGTGCCAGTTACAACACCAGCAGTTACATCAGTCCCATTAACCAGACTCTTTGCAGACCCAACAACATTACCTGTGAATGATGTAGCAGTAATGACTCCAGTGGCAGTCAGACCACTCACAGTCATAATACCGATAGGTGCAATTAATTGTGCCTTTTCCTGACTCATGAGAATATTTTTTAGTTATTTATTGAATTCATAAAGATGGTTAGTTACTCTTTTCAACAGCACACCAGAAGTCCATATTTGCCGACACAGTATCCCAATTAGTGCTACTCCCTACTTGAATTGGTGATGAATATTGTGTTCTATTATTTTGTCCCAATTCTCCATAAGGATTAGCTCCCCATGCCCATAATGATCCATCACCTTTAATTGCTATTGTTGAATAAACTGCATTATCAAATTTATTATTTCCCGCAACCCATGATCCAGGTATTTGTTTTGGTGATGAATAGTTGCCACTTGTTTGGTTTTGTCCCAACATACCACTGGAATTGAGTCCCCACATCCATAATGTATTATCAGTTTTAACTGCCATCATGCAATTATAAGCTGAGGATACCACTCTAGACCAAGTAGTATTAGTTCCAACTTGTCTTGGTGATGAATATTGTGTTTGATTACCTTGTCCTAATTGTCCTTGATGATTTCTACCCCATGTCCACAATGTTCCATCAGTCTTAATCGCTGCATTATCATGCATACCAGAAGGAGCAGCACTGGCCCACGTTGCATCAGTTCCTATTTGAGTAGGTGATGATCTCCAAGTTCCAGGCCCAGATGGGCCTGCCTCATTAAGTCCTAATTCTCCATACTCATTATATCCCCATGTCCATATTGTTCCATCCGTTTTAATTACCAAACGGTTGTTACCTGCTCCACCAACAGCACCATCATTATTACTCCAATCAGTATCAGTTCCTATTTGTATGGGTGAGGAATAACTTACATTATTATTGTTACCACTTACTCCACCTCCCCACTGCCACAATGTTCCATCAGTTTTAGTCATGACTATACCAGCACCACCAGCAAACTGACCTCCTCCCCAAGTACCAGGAATTTGAACGGGTGATGAAAAACCGTGATTAGCTGGGCCTCCACCTCCACCAACAGAATTTTGTCCCATTTGTCCATAATTATTTCTTCCCCATCCCCATAGAGTTCCATCATCTTTAAGACCCATTCCGCCGTAATTACCTTGTCCTCCTCCTACAATTTTTGACCAACTAACATTTGTACCTATTTGAGTTGGTGATGATTTATGACTACTTTCTGGTGCATTTAGTCCTAATGCACCATATTCATTTTTACCAGCCGTAAATAATAAACCATTTTCTTTGTCTAATTTAAAGGGTTCCCATGCATACCAATTTAGTCCAGCATCTCGTGTAAGGAATTGGAATTGCTGACTATCACCATCTTGAGTTGCATCACTAATTAAAGTAGGAGCAGATCCACCATTCCAACTAACGGAAGTGGGCCATGTGATCGATCTTGGAGTGCCATTAGCATCTTTTATCCTAATAATAGTAACATCCATTGCAGTCTCTGTATTCGCAAAGGATATAGTTGTGTCGGCACTCTGATTAAAGGTTATCATATTACCAGCACTTAAATCTATTGTCGTTGTAGCAGTTACAGTGATGGTTCCAATCATACCAGAGTGATTTCCACACTGATAATAATAAGTACCAGCAGTGTTAGGTGTCCAAGAAACAGTGCCACTTTGAGAACCTTGATTGGTTGCTGCAGGAGTGCTTACATTTGCACCACCATCTGATACTCTAATATAAAATGGATGTCCTGAAGCATCCACAACAAAATTAAGTGTATCACCTACCTCAACACTAACACTAGCATTACTCCCAGAGACTGAACCATTTCTATCAGTTCCTGAAAGAGTATATGCAGATGATCCAGAGGCAGTAACATTTATTGAAAAGGTTGATCCAGGAACAACTTGAGTATTATAATTAGTCGCTGCAATACCTGAGAGATTACTACCATCTCCACTAAAACTAATAGCCGTCAATACACCCACATGAATATTCGCACCAGAAGTTACACTTTTTGCATATCCAGTTATATTACCAGTTACATTACCAGTTACATTTCCTGTTGAAACTCCCGTAACATTTCCCGTTATATTACCAGTTACATTTCCCGTTATATTACCATCTGACGTTCCTGAGACATTAAATCCTGTGGCATTGACCGCACCTGCCTTAAAACCAGTTCCACGGAACATGCTAGTTGCCGTTCCAGTAAAATCTCCTGTAAAACTTGATGCTGTAAATTGTCCTACCTTAATATCTGCCCCTGTATTAATTCCTGTTGCCGTCCCTGTAAAATCTCCTGAGAAAGTGGTTGCATTTACATCACCTAGATTTAAATTACCACCACTTATAATACTCGTCGCACTTCCTACCACATCACCCGTAAAAGAAGAGGCAGTCATAACACCAGTGACCACCACTCCTCCTGCGGTCACCACTCCTATGGGTTGAATTAATTGTGCCTTAGTCTGACTCATATCTCTTTTTTAGTTATTTAGTTAAGCTAGTTTGGTCGCTACTGACACTCTTTCTCCTAAACTTACCTGTTCACCCCAATTAGTACCAGTAACTTGAGTTGGTGATGATCTATCACCTGCAGATGGATATCCAGCAATATTAATTCCTAATCTTCCATAAGAATTACTTCCAAATGCCCACATGGTTCCATCTGTTTTGGTTGCTACAGTCCATTGATAACCCATATCGACAGATCTCCATGTTGTACCAGGTAATTGAACTGGTGATGAATAATTTGTTTTACTATTATGTCCTAAGTTTCCTTTAGCATTATATCCCCATGTCCATAGTGTTCCATCAGTTTTGACTGCTCCCATAGAATTATATCCACCAGTAGTATCCGACCATGTACCAGGAATTTGAGTGGGTGATGAACGTTGTGTTTGACTATTATGTCCTAAGGTTCCATAACCATTATATCCCCATGACCATAATGTTCCATCAGTTTTAAGTCCACCAAGATAATCCGAACAAGCAAAAGTCTGACTCCAGTTACCAGGAAGTTGAGTTGGTGATGAACGTTGAGTTAAATTATTCAACCCCAATCTTCCACCAGATGCTTTACCACAAACCCACAGTGTATCATCAGTTTTTATTCCTAAGAAGTAATTAGATCCAGATTTCCCTACATGAGACCAATCAGTATCAGTTCCTACTTGCTTTGGTGATGAACGTTGAACATTACCCTCATTTTGTGCCATTGCTCCATTACTATTACCATATCCCCATGACCACATTGTTCCATCAGTTTTAACTCCTTGAGCAGCATTAGCTAACTTAACACTAGACCAACTACCAGGAAGTTGAGTTGGTGATGAACGTTTAGTTTGATCACTCAGTCCTAATTGATATCTAGCATTACGTCCCCATAGCCACAGTGTATCATCAGTTTTAATTGCTCCACATGATTGGGTTGCACCACTATCAGACTTATGAACAAGAGTTTTCCAAGCACCAGATATTTGAGTTGGTGATGAGCAATCAGAAGATGTTGGTTGATTCTGTCCTAATCCTCCATTTGTATTATCTCCCCAAATGAATAATGCTAAATCTTGACTATCACTTTTTATTTCTTCCCATGCATTATAGTTAAGTCCAGTATCAACAGTCGTAAAACGGAATACTTGGACAGCAAGATCTCTTGGATTTGTGATTAATGTAGGAGTAGTATCATTATTCCACTTAACCCTATCTGGCCATGTTATGGTGTAATCACTCACCGTTAATGTTCCTGTGTTGGTGATGGTTTGAGCACCAGCAGTTGGATCTCCTTGAGCATTGAGTGTTTGAGGAGTTACAGCAGCAGCAGTAGTAGAACTATCTGATTGACAACATAATAATTTGGTATTGGTTATATTGGTGAGTTCTGCGGATGGAGGTATAAAAGCAGCCGTATAAAGTGCTGTTCCTTTTAGAACTCTAAGATTACTTATTACTCCATCCATCAAATAATTTGTATTATAATATCCACCTACAGCAATATATGTGCCGTCATAATCGTGGGTATCAGACTGAGTTATTACTGCAGTTCCATCTATATAAAGTGTTGATGTTCCCGAAGATCTGACATAAGCAGTATGAATCCATGTATTGTTTGAAGGAGGAGAAACAGTGAGACCAGTTTTGCTGTATGTACCAGCACCATATATCTGCCATCCCTCTCCAGCTTGATGATCCCACGCAACAGCTAGTGTATCTCCATAGTCTGTGGCTAATCCACCTGAAGTGTTAGATATTTGCCAAAACCCGCTTATAGTACCGACATCGTGTATATATACCCAACATTCAACGGTAAAGTCACCAGTTCCCATAGTGAAATCACTACTAGCACTTGTTGTATTTAAATAATCACCTGTATCATCAAAATCAACTCCACCTGTAGCATAACTTATGTTCCAACTTGCACTATAAGATGCTGTATTTCTTATAAATGTTATTTGTTCTGCAGCAGACGTGCTTGCAAACCCAACAGTGGTGGTAGCAGCATCTGCTTGATCAAAGTAAATTAAATTTCCATATGATAAATCAATAATTGTTTCTGCACCAGTCGCAGTAATTTCTTGAGCAATATACGCACTCGATCCTGCTCCCACTAATGCACTTCCATCACCATATAGTTCAAGAGCAGTACAAACACCCACTCCTAAATTAGATGTTCCTGCACCTGTCCATACATTAATACCATTAATTCCTAATCCTTTTGCTAATCCTGAGACATTTCCTGTTACATTTCCTTCTACATCTCCCGATATATTACCCGTTATATTACCCGTCACATCACCACTTACATTTCCCGTCACACCTCCAGTTACAAAGCCTACAAAACTAGTAGCAGTTATAAGTCCTACATTTAAGTTTGGTGTTCCTGTTAATCCAGCAGCCTTTCCCGTTGCATCTCCTACGAAACTAGTTGCTGTTGTAATTCCTAAATTTAATTGAGGTGTCCCTGTTATATTTGCTGCGTGTCCATCTCCTTGACCAACAAAACTAGATGCTGTAACTATTCCAACATTTAAATCAGTAATACCTGCTAAAGCAGTTGCACTACCAGCGATGTCACCTTTTAAAGAGGTAGCAGTAACAACTCCCGTAGCAGTCATTCCTGGCAAATTCATATTGCCCTGAGGATCGACTAGTTGGGCCTTAGGTAGAGACATATTATAACTACAATGATACTACTTGCTTTTCCTATTTATTTATACTATAATCTAAGTAAAAATATATGATAATACTTACAGGTTCCAAAGGATTTATCGGTCAAAATTTACTCAAATATCTTTTGGAACATTCAAAAGAAGAAATCATAACTGTCAATGAGAAAGATGCATGGGATTGGATAGCCTTCTTCAAGGACTGGGATAAAGTCTCCCTCATTCTACATCAAGGTGCGATCTCCGATACAACAGAAACTAATGTAGATAAACTCCATGCAATGAATGTATGGTATAGTATAGAACTATTTGAAAAAGCAATACAATATCAAATACCAGTTAAGTTTGCTTCCTCTGCATCTGTCTATGGCAATCAACAAGGCATAGTTAATCCACTCAACTACTATGCGATCACCAAGTTGCAAATGGATTATTATATTCAGGATCACATGACTGAGTTCTCATCTATCCAGAGTTTTAGATACTTTAATGTTTACGGAAATGGAGAGAATCATAAGGGAGATCAAGCAAGCCCTGTTCATAAGTTCACCAAACAAATTCAAGAAACAGGTAAACTCAAACTATTTGAGGGATCAGATAAGTTCCTCAGAGATTTTGTATGGGTAGGAGATATAGTGGAGACTGTCCTTAATAATGATAATCCCTCAGGTATATATGACTTAGGAACTAGTAATCCTGTTAGTTTTCAAGAGGTAGGAGAACTAGTAGCAGAAAAATATAACGGCACAATCGAATATATCCCATTCCCAGAGCATCTTAAAGGTAAGTATCAGACCTACACTTGTGCTAAAAAGGAATGGGATCATAAGTTTATTAGTGTCAAAGAGTATCTCCAGCTATCACTCTATGAGAATCTTGATCAAAATGCTGAGTAGAAAATTCAAAGAGTTCTGAATCTTGAATGGCAACCATTTGATGTCTCATCTTCCTTGGCATGTGAAACTTATCACCAGGTTCTAGTATTATAGTATTTGCTGATCCAATATCGTTTGTCTTTCCATAAAATAAATGTATGAGACCAGATTGTAGATAAAAAGTCTCATCTTTTAATAAATGATAATGCCAAGAGCATCTTTTATTTTTTTCTATAAACAATAACTTACCACAATATTCAGGAGAATTTGCAATCCATTTCTCCCATCCCCATCCTTTTGGGACAAATTTAATTTCTGAAGAACTCATCTGAGTTGATTCCTTTGTCGTCAATAAAGTAGTCGGCATGTGGTTTTCCAAGAATCAATGTGTGATATTTACATCCCCATGATTTAAGTTGATCTTTAGTGAGATCAGTTAGGATAGCAGCTGCTTTAGTTGCTGCATCTGGATCTCCTGCAAATCTACCCATACCACGAGCAGTGAAATAGATGATAGTGTTACCTTCATCATACAACTTATTTATTTTAGATATTCTATCTTTCCAAGGAAGTGCTTTGTGGTAATCTCTACCAACTGTTGGACTACAAATCGTACCATCAATATCAACACAGTATCTCATGAGTTTAAAGTAATATTAAAAGAAAAAGTCATTCTCATTTTATTTTTATGTTCAAATTTAGATGCCACAGAATGTGGAAGATATGGAGGAAATAAAATTATATCACCATCCTCGACGGGAAAATGACAACCCTCTGCTAAACATGGAGCCAGTGCTGTTTCCTCAAATCCACAAAATTTTTGAGTATTCCTCATATCATTAATGTTAAAAAATTGTGTAGGTGATGCATTTTTATTATAATAAATTCCTGACCAAAAGGCTACAATTTGTCCTACATCAGAAAAATGAGTATGTTTTTCTTGTCCTTGATTATCATGGTATATATTATACCATAACTGCAGGAATTCAATATTAGTCGGAATATTTAATTGTTCAAAGGTTTCTACAATAGAATCATATAAATCTTTTTTCAAACTATCTCTTACAAAAGAGGAGACAATAAGATCATCATCAGGAATAGAAGGAAATGTAGTGTGAAGTGATTTCACCCACCTCCCAGGTTTCTGATCTCTCTTTTCTACTTCAGGAAAATTATACTTATAATGATGATTAAACTTAATTTTAAGAAGAGGAACTGGAAAAAGTCCTATCATTTCAAAGTTGTTTGACATCTTCCTCCGTTAATACATAAGTTCCTCTATGCGATACAGCCACTGCTGCTGCTTTATTTGCAAGGGGTATTGCTTTATCTATTCTACCATACTTTAGATATCCATAAGTAAGAGCAGCAAGGAAAGTATCACCTGCACCCACCACATCAAATACATTTACTTTCTCTGCTGGATATAAATCTCCTTTATATTCTGCTCCCTCACCTCCTCTAGTTATAATTAAGTTTTCATAATTACAATATGCCATTCTCTCATATTCCAGTTCATTAACTTTAATATATGCATCAGCAGGTAAATTAGTTTTCTTACTATCAATGAAAACTGGGCCTACAAATCTGGAAGTCAATTCAAATATTTTCTCTGTTGTTAGAAAACCTTTATTATAATCAGATATGACAAGAGCATCATATAAAGTGTTCCACTCTGTTGGAAAATCAAATGAAAGTGGTTCTATCTTTGATTCTTCATCATACCTCATGATCTGTTGATTAGACTTTTCATCAATATATCGTGTCTTAATAATCTCCTCTGGATGAGTAGAAAGAAAAACTTCCACCCCGAATGATATAAGATTTGCTCTTACATTCCATACCATTCCTTGACTTGTCACTCCTCTTCTATATTCTAGAATAGGAACAGGAGCCTCTGGATTCAGTCTCTTGACATCTCCATAGAAATACCTGTCTTCACAACTATCACCAATCAATAATACTTTCATAGGTTATGAATCCTTTTAATAGTGTTACTGCTTGCATAACCTCCCACTCTTGGAAGGAATCTAACTTCCTTGGCATACTCTCTACCTACCACATCCCCATACCTCCAGTCATCACCCAGTAATAGTATATCAGGATTATACAATTGAATCAACCCCTCAAGTTCGGGTCTGTCACCAAATGTCAACACCACATCAATATATTTGACTGCCTCAAGCATTGCAACTCGATAGCATAAATCATTCACAGGTTTATGATCACCTTTATCATTCTTTATCTTAGCATCGGTATCAGTGGCAACAATAACCTTGTCACCTAATGATCTTGCGACCTTAAAGAGTTGTATGTGGCCAGGATGTAGGATATCAAATGTTCCATTAGTCCATACAATTTTAGACACGATAAACCTCGTCTACAGTTACCATACTTGCCCTCTTGTTAATAATTTCATTCACCTCAGGATCATCTTTCTGCTCCTCAGTTGGTATATATATTGCCTTGGAATTGACAGGACAATTCTCTACTGGATCAGTAAGATAGTAAACTGCTATACTCTTTCTGTAACGTCTCTCAGGACACTCCAGAGGTGTTGGTAGTCCATGATATGAGTTTTGTGTCGTATCAAAAATTACTGCACGATTAAAGAGTGTATCAATAGAAGTTACGCATTGTTTTCTATCTGATGACCAGAACTCTAATTGGCCTTTCCACTCAGGATTCCAGTTCTCTGCAAGATAAACAATCAGATTTAACTTTCTTTGAAGTTTCAGTTTAGGGTGAATAGAATAATCAAGATGCACGTTTAGTTTACCACCTTTACCATGCATATGCAACCCTCCTCCATGCAGTCCTACATCAGGATACAACTTCTTGATACCTGTAATCTTTTGTAGTTTGGATATAAATGAAGATGAATTGAGGTAACAAAATGTAGAGTATAAGTTTCTTGGAAACAAGTTCCATGCATTACAAGCCTTCTTATTCTCTAATGGATTGTTATACACATACCACACATCAGAATCATAAGAGGGAAACTCACGACTCAATGACATTGCAGTTTCATCATCAAAGAAGTTATCTATCACAGTATGATGAAATGGTTGTCCGTTGATGAACTCAGATTTTAATTTAGAAACTTCAAGTCTATTAATCATATATAATTGTCTTCTGTAAATATTGTATCATACATGTTCATCTCCTTATGTACATGATGCATATCACAAGGATCAAACCTATCTCCACTTCCAATCATCAACTCTCGATCAATCTTACCATGTTCTCCCTCAGTATACAAGAAGTTCTCATCTAGGGTCGCCACATAGTCTGCATTGGCCCACCAGAAATTACCACTGTAATGTGGGAATGGTTTCATTCTTAACTTAACTCCTACTGAATCATATTCTTTTAACTTATCAACACACTCTCTCCATTTATCAATCACATAATATTCTAAAAACATTCTCCATGCATGAAGTTGAGGAACAAACTGTCTGCTTGCTCCCTTTGCATGAAAGAACAATACTTTATAGTCTGGGTTCTCCTTACAGAATCTATACATTGATTCCACTGTCTCACCCTCATCCTTAGTTAATCGTTTGTTGTATTGAACTCGTGCCTTCTTAGGTAATGAAAACATCTCTGCCTCACCCACAATACCAATATGAATAAACTCACACGCCTCCAACAATCCAGATGTATGTAACCTATGCATCTGTTGCTGGTAAATTAAACCAGAAAGTTCATTTTGATACAGGTGATAAAAGATCGCTAATTTTTCTTTCATAATCTTTTATAAATTCAGTAAATTCAGGTGGGCCAAATAATTTATCATAGTATTTGATGGGAACTTCTAATTTTTTGAGTTCCTCTAATATTTCATCAGTCATTTTCTTCTCTGGATCAACCAACTCTAACCATTTTCCTCTACCATGTGGCCAGTTTTTTACACTCACGATGATTCTAATATCTTTAGGAAACATCCATTCAGGTAGAACTCCTTGTGACCACATACATTCATACCTTTTGCAATGTGCAGGTCGGTTTTTATGAATTGAACATCCATTTTTTATAAACCTACATGGACTGTCTAAGGTTATCTCTTGTCCATAGACATTATGAGATAACCATCTACAGCATAAATCACATTCTCCACACTCTCTAGGCTCCATGAAAGAAAAAGAGTTGAACTAATCTACAGTTATCATATGTAGTGCCGAACCAATCACCATTTGAATGCCATAAAAAAGGATTGAACATCACCAAACGATTATATTTAAATCCAATATTGTCAGTGCATATCCATTTAGATTCATCCTTTCCTTCAGTATTAAAGAAGTTTACCATTTCTTGATGAGAATTTATACCATACTTAGCACCCTCTTCCATAGTAGGAGCTGTTTCCCATCCTGTTTCTTTGTGCTTCCAGAACTTTGTACCTGCTGTTGGATGAAAGGTAGGAGTAAGATAAAGAACACCTGCCCATACTAATCCTGGATTTGGATCAAAATGTATATGCTGAGAACCATACTGACCTTCTTTTGTTATTCTAAAATATGAACACTTGTTCTCTGGTTTGATAGCGAGTTGCTGTCCCACCACCTCAGAACATGCTTTAGTCATTTCCTTCTCACCATGAGAGTCCTTACTATCCCTACCAGGCCAATTCCTTCCACCTAATCGGTCATACTGTTGTTCAAGTGCATATTCTCGAACACCATCAGGATTGTCTAAGAAATCATCAACAATAATTAACTCTCTACGCTTCATAGTATTCTTAATAAGTCGTTTTTAACATCTTTAAAGGGTTGATTCCAATCTCCTTGTAATGACTGTTTATATATTCTCATTTTATCACCAAACCAGAAGTCTTGCAACCACAAATAATAAGGATCTTTTGGAACTACTGTCCATATAGGTTTATTTAATCCTGCACATACAATAGGAATACATGTAGAACTACTAATGGTCAAGTCTAGTCTAGAGATGGCTGCAAATGTATCATCCCATGTTTCAAACCATGATCTCTTGTGTTCATGAAGAGGAATAACATTAGAGGGTATATCATCTATTCCATCATCCTTATGTAAAGAGTACAACTCAACATTTGGAAGAGATCCTAACTGTTCAAAATACTGAGCAGGGATAATTGTATCTTTTTCAAATGTAGTATTACCTGTCCATCTAACACCTATTTTAAATTTATCACTTGATGGTATAATTCTTCTCCATTTTGTAAGATACTCTTCAGTCGGTTCAAGATAAGATTCGATAGGAACTTGATCCTGAGTAAGATTTAATGCAACAGGAACCTCACCCAGAGGAACCCAGTAATCATAATCCTCAAAATCTTCTACCTCAGTAATATGAATTACCTTATCAATACTTTCTATTTTTGCAATAACAGTATAAGATGACCAATAGTTAGTTGCAAAAACCACTCTCATTCCTTTCTTTACAAAATTATGAGAGAACTTTGCCCCAAATAATTCATCACCTATTCCAGCTTCACCAGTAATTAATATAGTCTTACCTGTTTCAAATCTTGCATTCCATATGGGTTTTTTATGTTTATAAGAATATGCTCCCCAACGACTAGTCATCCTCTCAGTGTGCATCTTCACTAAGAGTTCTCTAAATTCTATAGGGTTGCCCATTGTGCTAGTGTCTCTCTTGCTATTCGTAAGGACTTTGGTTTATCACCTGTTCCCACATGAATAAGAAAAGGCCTTTGCCAATCCTCTGGACATATACCCTGATACTTTAATCCATACTTTGCAAGATTAAAAGACAATGCGAACTCATCTGCATAATGTCCCCATCCACGATTCCATTCACCTGGTTCATCATTGTTTGGAACTGCTAAATCAGAAATTTGTTGTGATGTAAGAGGTATTGGTTCCCATAAATCATGAGTTAAATTAGATGTGACCACAAAATTAGTGGCAATCCCAACATCCCTACCATCTCTCACAAAGTATGGTATTCGATTTGCTTGATACTTAGTGCTAATATTATAATTATCATTAAATGCAACATAAGCAGGATCTTTTAAAATCTCCTGAACATCAGGAAAATGAGGATGAATGAGCATGTCTGCATCACATAACATGTTTAGATCAGCTCCCATACCATCCTGAAATACCTGCATCTTCTCATAATTGATAGGATAATCAGGAAACTTTCTCTCTGTTATCAAATTAATCAGAAACCCATGTCGTTCCGCATATGCTTGAATGGTAGGAAAAGTTAGTGCGAAAAGTTCTGGAAAGAAATCATTGATATTAAGGACATGAATAAGTTTTTTCATTATAAGGTAATCTCCTCCAGTTTTAAATTAAGATCTGAGTTCTCAGGTAATGAATAAGGTGTTTTATTATCTTCCCATAATTGCATAGCATGTTCTGGTCGCCATGTAAAGGGAAGATCTCTTGAGACTGACATGTGCATTACATAAGGATCAAGAGGCATAAACATTCTAACATGGTTATTCCATAATTCACTAATAGTATCACCTTCCCATCCAGCTGCAGGAGTTCCCGTTACTTGTAATCGATCAAAAGTCTCTTTATGTTTCTTGAATACTTTTGCTTTGAGCATGAATGTCTCATGAGTATACCATGTTGTTCTATAATATCCTGTTGGTGTAGGAAATATAGTGCAAGGTCTTACATAAAAATCAAGTGTTGGGTTTGATGCAAAAGGAAACATCTGAACAAAACATTGAGGAAAAATACCAACATCATGATCAGTTTCTTCATTGAATTGAAGAATCTTAAAATCTGTTTCTTCATCACTCAATCCATCATTCCATAGTTTTTTTCTATATTGATCACGAGGACTAATAAAATTTACCATGTGATCTAGATAATCCCATGTGATCAACATTCTTTTGATTGCATCAGGATAATGAAGATGATCATCATCTACAATATACACAAAATCTTCATCAGGTAAATTATAGATGTAATCATAAGCCACTTTCACAGAAAATCTTGATTGTATGTGAGGATTTTGTCCTTCAGTATCTCTTTCTCCTAAAAAATCAAGTGTAACTTTCTGCTTTGACTCTTCGCATATTTTTTTAAGACTATCTCTAAAATATTCACTAGATCGATCATCAATGATATGATAATCCACATCATCTAGATTCTCCATGTTCTTAAGAACAGAGTTCACACAACGAAGAGCACACTCTGTCTTATTCACAATCCTTTTTGATTGGATTGAGGCCTTATCACATGTTCGTGTAATAATATGAAGCATTAGTATAAGTTACCTGCAATCGAAATTCTATAGTCATCACTGGTTTGGAAAGGATATACCATATGTAAAAGTTTAGATGGGAACATTACAATTCTTCCCTCCCATCCACTCTCTACAAACATTGGACAATTTGCAATATTACCCAATGCTGTATTATAAACAAACTGAAAAGTAGATGCTAATTCTACTGTTCTTGAATTCTTACAATTCGGCATGTTCCTTTCATCTTCTAATTTAAATGGAACATGTAACCATGCAACAAAACTCAAAGTGCCATCATGGTTATGAAGTGGATTCACCTCTAGTTTCTTTTGCATATTAACCCATACTGATTCTACTGTTAACTTATTATCATTTGGATTTTCTTTAGGATAATAATTCCATTCTTTTTGATATGCTCTACCCATTTCCTCTAAGAATGGATTAAGAAGAGGTAATGACTTTGTAATTTGATATTCCTTTGTGATCTGTCCTGCAAGAGAAGGATTCATTTGCAAAATACCATTCTTATCTAAAGAACCAGTTTCAGATGCCGTATGAATATCAACTATCTCTTGATTAAGATCCTGATATATTTCAGGAGGAATCTTACCATTAGTAAGTCCTACGTTTGGTAAATGTGAATGATCAAACATTATTTTCTTTTTCCTTTATCAATATTCATAGAAATACACATTCTTCTTCCCTTTGTAGGTGGAACTTCATGATGTAATATTGCTGGCCATATTGCAAGCATACCATTTTGGGGCTGAAGTGTCAATGGTTGATTATTATCATTTACTCCATCTTTTTGCACACTTTCAAAAATAACAGGAGCACAACCTGGTTCTACATCCACATAATAGGCAACGGCAAAATCAGATGGAAAATGTGAATGTCTCTTTGTCCACTCCGTATCTTCATACATCATAGCCCACATATTGATAACATTATACTCAACATCATCACACTCATAGAATCCTGCAGAAATAAACTTACATGCACTCAAAACTCTATCAATCAATGGTTCAAACTTTGGATTCTCTTGATGAGTTACCCATGAGCTGTGCCATGCTTTTACATTACTCTTGGTTGTCTCTGGATTGTTCTGTCTATGTTCCAATATCACCTGCTTCAAGTACCTATTCATCTCTACATGATCATCTAGAATGGTAGTAAAAACTGCCATTTGTTTTGGAACATGTTGTACCTCAAAAGTGCTCATGTTTTTGCTACCTTACCATCTAAAGTAATAGTTGATAAATCATGAGGGTTATCATAGGCATAAACCCCGTTCTGAACAATTCCAAACATATCAAATCTCATCATTGCATCTGCTGTTGTTATTATACCATGATGTATGGCATATGACACTAGATTCTTTGCCATAAGAGGATCAATAGAATATGCATGAGCCCTACAGATAAATCTATCTAGTCCTTGATGATCTGATGCATGAGGAGGAATAGTATCATTGGATCGTAAAGTACCACCTTCTTGCTGTTCACTACCGCCCAAATATACAATATTATTAAGATAGTTATGTCTCAGATAAGGTTTTACCATTACAGCATCATGTTCTAAAATAACAATGGGCATATCTTTATCAAGACACATACACCACAAACTATAATGAGAAAGGAAACATGCAATCTGAGTCATTAACAGATCTGCTCTTTTTAATCTCAAGAAATTAAGAAATGCCTGACCCTGTAAGAACTCAGGAACCTTGATAGTTCCTAATTCACCTATTGGTTTACCTAAGTCATGCTTCTGAACTTTAATCTTAGAATCCGTAGCATCAAATGCAGGAAATACCTGAACATTTGGTTGTCCTATTTTTTGACAAGACTCATAACATTGTTGAGTTAGTTGTTCTGATACCTTATTACCTTGAATGGAGATGATATAAGTTCCCTCTACTGTCATCTCAAGTTGACTATAATAATTCATAATGCTTCAGGATAAAATGCTTCATAGTACCAACGATTATTATCTATAACTACTTTTGATTGTTCTTCTGTCATTACCTTAGGCCATCTGGGTTCTAACTTTTCCAATTTAGTTCTTGTTTTATGACTCACCAATGATCTATAGACTGTATCATGTTCATAATAGTCTGGTTTGGGTATATTGTCAAGATCATGCTCAAAGTTTGGCTCTCCTAACCATTGATATATCATCTGTAATGTTTCTCTTGGTTGCTCATTAAAATACTCATGCTTACATAGGAAGAAATTATTTGGATTCTTCTGTGCTACTTCCATTAGATGTGGAAGTATATGTAATGGACGGCCTAAAAGAGATGTTCTATCAGTACAATACATCTCCATCCTATATTCAAATGATTCTTGATGAAATGGATTATCTCTGTCTCCATACTCTACTTGAGGATACTTCCACATAAGAGACTCAAAGGAACAAATGATATCTCTCAAGTCTCTCAGTATTACCAAATACTTAGAATTAGGATCTATAGCACAGGTATGAGAAAGCCACTCTACCCATATCCTTGACTTAGAGAAGACAATGGGTTTATCAGTCATTGCCTCATACCATCCTCTCATTCCCTGACGTAGGAAGTTGATATATGATTTATTTAATACGTCTTTATCTAATGCTATAAACTCGGATACCTCATTTGATCTTTTCTGACACGCATCAACAAAGTAAGGCATACAGCATGTGCCTGTTGTAAAT